TATGTGTTTATGCAAATTAAATTATGCCCTGAATTAGGGTTTATGTCTGCTACTGATTTGATTTCTTTTCCTAGGTTATCTAAATCTAAATTATTTATTTCTTCATCATATGCTTTATAACCTAATGAATGAATGATATCAAGTAAATCAGTTATTTCATTTGAATTTAAACCATTATATATTTCAGTAATTAAAATCGGTTTATGAGTTGTGATAGTATTTATAAGGGTTTTTAAAATATCTTTATCATGGCCTTCAGCATCTATTTTAATAAGAGAAATATTTCCAACCTCAACATTATTTTCTTGAATAAATTTTTCAAAATTAATAGCCCAAACATCAATTGGAATTTTATGTCCTGTTACTCCTACACCAAATTGAGTACGTGTAGCAAATCCTCCATTGCAAAATCCATAATCTGAATAATGAAATGTTAATGGGCCTTCTTCATCTGAGATAGCATAATTAAAGGGGATTATGTTGGGGTTTAATTCAGAATTTTTTTTAAGAACTTCAAATGTTGCTGGGTTGGGTTCAAAAGAAATAACTTTATCTGCAAATAATGAGTATGCTACAGACATATTCCCAGCTTGGGCCCCAATATCAATTACAGTACTGTTTGGGGTAATGATTTTTGAAAGATTATTAAGAATTTTTTTATTAAATAATGCTTTTATTTCCCAATCTCCTTGCCAAGGATGCATCCATCTATGGTAATTAATCTCTTTATCTTCTATTTTTAAATTAATAATTTGAGTAGGATAATGATTATTACTTTGTTTTAATACTTCAAGAACTTGAGTTCGATAATCATTTACTTGGTGCATTTTTTTAAATTTATAAATTCTCTAACAACTTTACCTAAATCAGCATCATTAGAATATTTTTTAACAAACATTTCTATAACTTCTATTCTTAAAATTTCATGCTTTTCTTTATAATATTCGTTCTCTAAATCAATATAGGTCTCATTTTTCATAATGTGTTATAATAATTATTTTGTTTTTCTTGACGATCAATTGTTTTTGGATGGTGTAAACACCATTCCTCTTCAGGAGGTAAAGATGATAAAAAATTATGCCCTTGCAATACTTCGTGTACTTTATTTTCCCATTTAATTTCAGGTTTATTTTTCCAAATACGCCATTGGTAATCTGGGAAGTTAACCCATCCATCATTAGTTACTCTCCATCCCCATTTTGCAATATGTTCAGGGGTTAATCCATCAACTGTATTAATTCGAGGAACTAATAGCACGTCAACATTTGGGTTGCTGTCTATAACATCTGGTAGATGTTCTAGTAAGGTTTTAGTAGGGATTTCATCAGCATCAATTTGAAAAATATAATCTCCACTACAAAAACTGGTTAATTTGTTTTTCCAATCAGCAAAATGGTTATTGAATTTATCTTTATACCAAGCAAACTCACCATTTATAGAATGAGTTCGCAGAAAATTTTCCACTTCGGGGTCACCATTTGCTTCATCATATAAAATCACAATGTTATCTTGTTGTCGTTTATATTGAAGTAAAAAATTTACTAAACGTTGAATTTCTACAAATTCATTACAAACTGTAATTGCATAACTTATTTTCATAATATTTTAGTATATTAAATTATTTTTGAGGTTCCAAATTTGCTTCAAAAACTCCAATATAATCTAAGGCTTCAATATAATCACGTTCATGAAACCTTTTCATATTTGGCATATCCATTTTATATTCCATAAATTCTCCTGGTTTACCAGGGATAGGATGTTTTTTTTGGTCTTTTTTAGATAATTTAATTGCTTTAACAGCTGCCCATTGCCAATTTTGGGCATTATTTCCATTAGCAAATACCATACCTTTTTCTTTAATGTTAATATTGTTTGGAATCCATATTAAATCTGTGTTTGGGTCTTTCCAAGCTAAATCTTTATATAATTCAGGTAGAATTTCCATTTGTAAATTGTAAAATTCTTCTCCCTCTTTCATTAAACTATTAGACCAAAATCCACAAGATAAACTTAGGTAATTTGATATATCTGGGGTGACTTGTGTTTTGTAACATAAATCTCCTCCTGATTTAGGACAATTTATTATTTCTTCGTACTGCATTATGCTTCTACTTTTTTAAGTTTAGGTAATTCAATTTTATTTAATTTAGGTAAATTTAGTTGAACCTGTTTTGGAAATTCAGGAATTTTTTCCTCAAATAATTTACCTAATTTTTCTTTCATAGCATCAAATGAAAATTTTGTTCTTGATTGAAATCCTTGACGTTTTGCTTTATCAGCATATCCTTTATAATTTTCAAATACATCTTTTAAATAGTGTCCTACATGACCTGTATCAACTGAAAACCATTCTGCTTCTGCTAATAACATATTATTTGCGGCACTTGGGTGTACTTTAGTTAAAGCACCAGGCAATAGTGTTACAAATTCAGGATTTAAATAATCAATATGACCACTCCAATTTGTTGTAATAATTGGTTTATTTACAAGTGAAAACTCGAGTAATGGACGACCAAACCCTTCACCTTTAGTTAAGTTAACCATTGCTTTAACTTTAGGATGATTGTAAATTTGATTCATTTCCTCGTCTGTAAATTCACCATGTAACAAATAAACGTTTGGTAAATTGTGTGATTTGCAAGTATCTTTAATTGCTTTAATTCGTTTTAACAATTCATCTCTATCCATATAAGAGGATCCTACTTGAGATGTTTTTAATATTAAAGCTGGCTTTTTAGATTTATTTTTAAAAGTTTCATAAAATGCTTTAACAAGTAATCCTACATTTTTCCTATCTTCACCTATTTGTCCTTGCATCCAATGACCTACAAATAAATAAGCAAATTCTTCTTTAATTAAAGATAAATCAAAATTTGATTTTACAGATTTATACTTTTCAATATCTGCACCTTCAAATATAATTTCACTATCTCCTTTCCATTCAATTAATCCTACTGATTGGTTTGTTCTTTGATCACGTTTTTCAAATTTACTGTTTTTAAGCACGTCAATTGTGTGTTTTGAGGAACCTAAAATTAAATTCATACGTGAACAACCCTCAATCCATTCAGCAGGTGCTACAGTTGTTTCAATTCCTGCTGTACAACCAATGTTATATTTTCCAATTGGTTGAAATTCATTTGGAACTGTAATTTGCATCCAAATTTCTGGTTGAGCTGGTAATTGGGGTGAATTTAATAGGTATGAATTTAGAAATGACCATTCCGGATTATCTTTAATAAATCCTTTTGGTGTTGCGCCCCATCGTTGAGGTAAAATTTTAACTTCGTATTTGTCTAGCTCAATAATTGCTTTAACAATATCTCTAGAACGTGCTCCATAGCCACTGTACGTATCGATCGCACAACTTATTACAAAAACTGGTTTGCTCATAATATTAATATAATAATTCGTGTTTAATTGTATCTTCTTTTACTTCATTGCAATTGATTAACTCATATTTTGAGCGTGGAATCCACGTTGAAAATAATTGATCTATCGCGTTAATTGCTCTAATTCCCATAGCCTCTCCAGTTAACCCTGCTTCATTTACAGCCCAATACCTTCCTGTTTTACCAAGACTATCTCGTATCTCTTTACCTAAAGCATATACTTCAGATATACGAGCGGCTGCATCTTCAGCTGTGCATCTATCATCCCAAATGTAAGGTGTTTTAGGTGAACCTTGAATTGAACGATTTGTTGGATAAACCGGAAATGCCCAACAACCATGATTTTTTAATCTACCTGTGTGATTTGAAGGTAATTGTGGTGTTGGTTCAAACCATTTTCCATACTCGTCTTCAAATTTCATTTGATCTTGCATCCCACCAGTTACATTTGCTATAATTACAGTTCCTGCTAAAATTGCCTCTGTTAACGATAGGCCCCACCCTTCATTTGAAGTTAATAAAATTTGAGCATCTGCAATATTGTACAACATGTTTAGTTGTTTATGATCTAACTTATTAGTTGAAAAATAAATTGCATTTGGATAATCTTGAAATAGTATTTTTCTAACTGCATCTAAATCAGTTCCATGCTCACTTATTACTTCGGTATGTAATACCATAGCACATTTTTGTGCTTTTTCTTTCGGTAATGTATCTAAAAAATACCTAAACGCAAGCATTGTATCTGGAATTTGTTTACGTCTAATATTTCTTGAATTAAAAAATACTACAAAATCTTTTTCCTCTCCTGAAAATAAATGTTTTTTAAATTCATTTAGTTCTTTTACTTCATTTTCATTTTCAATTGGATAAAAATGCTCTTCATTTAAACCATGTGGAACATACTCTATTACTTTTGTTTTTGCCTTTTCACCTAATACAAGTTCATTTATTAACTTTGTTTGTTTTGAAATTGCTAGTAATGCATCACATGACTCGTAAAATGCTTTGTTGTATAACGGCGCTGGATAATCATCCCAGATGTTTAAATAAATGATTGGCATTTGTTTTCTAATTTCGTTTTCAATCATAAACAACCATTCAAAATATCTTGGATCTGTAATCAACATAATTGCATCTGGTTTTTCCAAATCAATTAAATGTCTAATTAAATCTGCTTCTCCATATCCATTTACAGGATATAAAAAAACAGATGTATCTGTTAGGCCTGTGTTTGTGTTTGTATCTGCTGATAGATCAAATCGTTTTCCAACTTCGGGATGATTGATTGCTCCTGCTACGTTTACCCAATTGAAATGTTGAGCTGTGTTTAAAACTAATTCACGTGCTACTGTTGCTACACCCGAGTGTACTCTAATGTCATCACAAATTAATAAGATTTTTTTTCGTTGGTTTTGAGGTAAATAACCGAATTTTTCTTTCATATATAACTTTGTTTTTATTTAATATAAATATTTAACCTTGATTTTCCAAATAAACTTGTTAGTTTATTAAAAAATAAGCTATAAAGCTTATTCCAAGCTTAGGTCGTTGTGGTTGTGAACTTTTTTTCTAAAGTCCTCATCTGTTAAATAAAGGTGGATTGCTCTTTCACTTAGTTTTTGAAACGAGAATTTACGCTTTATGCATTCAATTTTAAATTTGTCGAATAATTCCGTATCAATTTTTACGGAGGTTAATTGTTGGTTTTTATCACTCATATGTTTTTAATTTTATGTTATCGTATATACATATGGTGATATATTAGTAGGTTGCAGAACATAAGTGAGTTTTATAGAAAGGACACCACTTGCAATTATCATTTATTTTAGGTTGGTGTTCTACTTGTTTAAAACCATTCCAATCAAATGCTTGTTCTATAAATTCCTCTATTGATTTTGTTACTCTATTTAATTTTACTTTACCTGCTGCTGGTTTATGAATTTGGACTCGTTTAATAACAAATTGCTCACTTTCAAATATTTTGCGTTTTACAATTAAAAATTCAACTTCAATATTTTCTAAAGGTATATTATAAATTTCGGAAAAATACTTTTTGTATGCTATAAGTTGAAATTGTTTGTTTTCATCTGCTTTTTGTTTTTTGTTCCAACCATTATATGATGTTTTAATATCTATAATTCTAATTTTATTTGTTGGTTCGTGGTATAAAACAACGTCAATAAATCCTTGAAGTATTACATTTTGGTATTTTGGATGTGGTGTTAGTATAATAGGTATTTCACACCCTACTAAATGCCATCCTCGTTTACCAAAATATTTATTTCTATCTTTAGCTAATTCTCTTATAATTTCAACTCCATCTTCATAAAATTCTCTAAGTTCTTCTGGGGATACAAAATGTTGGTTATTGTTTAATTTGTATTGTTCTTTGTAAAGTTCTCTCATTTTTTCCTCTAGCATTTCAGATGTGTTAATTCTGTCTGCTTCTGCTCCGCTTTGCTCATAAAATACAGTTAGATAGTGTTGAAGAGTTTCGTGAAATGCTGTTCCAAAAACAGTATGGATTGAAGAAGTAAATTGTTTAAACCCTTCTTTATATTGTAATGACCATTTTTTAGGGCAATCATTAAACATTGAAAGTTGAGAGTAGGAAATTGATTTTTGGGTTGCATAGTCAATTTGAGGTAAAGACTTTTCTTTTATTTCCTTTAATATAAAAGGTAACTTTTTCTTCATTATATCAAGATACAAAAAAAGCCTGCCAAAGGCAAGCTTTCTTGAGAATATCTTGATAGCGATAAAAGTATTCTCTTGCTATAACTAGCAAACGGTCCTAAGCCGTTTCTTTAAATTTATTTAATAGTTGATTATTTTTTTCAATTAATTTAAGACGTTTAGCTAAATTGGATCTATTACGCTTTTGTTTGCCCTCTTTTTTTGCTCGTGCCACTTTAATTTACTTGATAATACCAGCTCTTAATTGCCAACGTTTAATTTCTTCAATATTTTCTTGAGGTCCGATTATGTTTTCGTAATCGATCATCCCTAGTGTTCCACCTAAACGAGATAAGTCAATTGCGTTTTCTGCTACACGGTGCAGATCCATATCATCTTTTGCATCCTCTCTAGCATGTTCGAGTAAACGAATAAATAGAGGTATGTCTAATTTGACTGTATCTCTTGGGTTCATTTTATCTTAGTTTGTTTTTTTAAAAAATCAAAATAATTAACAACATATTTAATGCCTGTATCTAAATTAGCTTCTTTTTCTCCTGATGATGATTTAGTAGTAGGACCAAATTCTACTTTATCTGTTATGGTCCCAGCATCTCTTGGTTGAACTACATATTGTCCTTCATCATTAACAACTACTTGTAATTCTTTTCCACTAGGAGTTTTTACTAGAATAAAATTTAAATCAATTCCTGAAAGTTTAGCATCATGTCCTGCGTTTATTAATTCTCCTTCTAGTTTTCTTAAATCATTTTTTTTTGGAAGATCCCCTTCAAATTTTTCAATTTCTTTTAAACTATATTTTTTGTTTAAAAAGTATTCAAAAGCATCTTCGTATGATTCTTTTTTACGTCCTTCAAACGGATTATTAATTGCTCCAACTCCAACAATTCCACCAGCAATGTAGTGTTCGTTAAGGGATTCTTTTTCTTCTAATTTTGCTTTATATTGTCCTTCAGTGATTACACCTGAAAGCATTTGCATACGTAATGTTTCTTTGTTCATTTAGATATTTTATTATAAATATTATAGACCTTTTGTCTCTACAATTTTTTTCAATTTTTCTAGGTATAAAATGGCATCCATATGTTCTTGTTTGGCATGCTCAATCCACTCTAAAATACTTAAATCTTCACGATCTAAATCAACTCCATATTTTGTTTTACCAAATGTTGCTCTTTCAACAAATTGGTCAATAATTGAATCTACAACTGAGTCTGTAACCTTAATTTCTCTATTCATTTTTTTAGAAGTTTTTCTGCTTCTTTTTCATTTAACCCCATGTCATATAGAACTCTTCTAGTTCCACTTTCGCGGAGTATATCAATGTACTCTTCTGCTTCACCTAAGCTACATTCAAAATGTTTTGCTACATACTCTACCAATGTAGCAGGCTGTTTCTTGGTTCTTGACTTGATATATTTCAAGAACGTTTTTTGTTTTGGAATCATCTCTCTATAAATTTGATATATTTGTTGTTTGTTTTCGTAGGGTATAGTTTGAATATAATTTGCTAACTCAATGTAGCGTATATCCATCGATACGTATCGACTAACCATATAGGAGTTCCATTTGTCCCATGAATCTTCCGAAATATTTTCAATGGGAGTTTTATAGAGGGTGATTTCATTTAACCACCCCCATAAATCTTTTATTTGTTTTTTATTATTCATATTTCCAAATAAAACCTTTTGCTGTTTTTTGTTTATTTCTTGCAACACACTGAATGTCTAAAGGGTTAATTTTTAAGGTTTCTCCTGCTTGTTTAGCAGAATCCCACATTTTAATTAAATTCAATTGTTTATCATATTGAAATATTCTTTTAGATTTTTTAGGGTGGGGAACACCTGTTCTAGATATAGAAAGTTTAGGGTTAGGTATTCCTTTTTTGGATTTACTTATATTTTGTTTCCATTCTTGTGTATACATTGGATGTCCTTTTTTTCCATTTGACATATTTTTTCGAGCAATTTCACTTTTTGGTTTTTTTAATTTATTTATATGTTCTTCCGTTAAATCCGATAAACCCCCTCCTCCATTGTTTTTATTTTTTAATTTAAAACCCCATTGTTTAAATTGCTCTATCCAATAACATTCCCAAAACTTCCATTCTTCTTTACATACTTCATCTATTATTTTTAAATAAACATGTTCGCTCATATTATGTT